GTATGGTATCAGCGTATTTTGCGTCAAAGTCTAAAGTGACCCAATAGCCCAATTCTAACAAACCCATAACCATATTGTCCCAAGCCTGCCAATCTCCATAAGTTTCTGGACGGAAACTTTGACTTGTACCAAGATAGATGTGTTTTAGGTTGTATACTTTACTGGCAATCTCATCAACAGGCTTAACACCAACTACGAATAATGTACGTTCTCCCTTCATAGGAGTATGTTCTACTTCCACGCCAATAAAGTAATCTACATCTTGCCTACCTTGTGTGTCTATTGCCATACGATATAACCTCTGCTATAGTTTTCTGGTCTATTCAATGAATCTGCGAATGCTTGTTGCCACTCTGTGTCTCTATTATACGCACGAGTCCAGAATTTGTCAACATCTAAACTACCTTCGTCTATCCATTTAACAGCATATTCCATAGAATTATGAAATGTTGGACTGCGTGGGCTTGGACGCACAGTCATTACACTGCGCCAAAGTAAATCTTCTTCTTGTTTCTTGCTTACTTGTTTGGCCACACAGTTAACCAATATACCATTATTGGCTATGGGATATAAGTCATCTCCCTTAAGATCAATAACTACATCGTATTCACCTTCGTATGTACTTTTTAGATCCTTACCAAACAGTTCTTGGTTATGACTACCTATTACATCCACATCAAAACCAAAGTTATTGATTTTTAGTGTACGATATGCCACGCTGGCTAAAAAACCAGTACCATTAAGTAGCAGCCTACCACCATCCTTACGTTTGAGGCAGTAGTAGAATTGGTTAACAGCGTTGATGCCACAGGCTACTGGCTCAAGTATATAGCGGGGATGAGCCTCTGGAACCTTAACATATTCTCTTGGTCTGACGTTATAGAAATCGGCGAAAGCAGGTTCGCCACGAGTAGCAACAATATCACCAACCTGAACATCATATACCATACGTCCTACGTCAATAACTTCGCCTAAACCTTCGTGTCCCTGCATATCAGCGGGTAAAGGACCAAACTCCCCAATCATCATATCAACGTCACTACGACAAACACCGGTCATAATGTTTTTAACACGTATACTTGTAGTGCTCATTTCGGGCATAACGTATCTAGTCTCATAAAAACTGCCCGTACCTAAGGTCATCAATAATCTATTCATAGTTTTTCCACCTTTGTGTGTATCCAACTGTCTTGATGGAACTGATCGTCCCAAAATTCTTGGTCGTCTATTTTTTGTATAGCAGTTTCGATCATACGCTTGTAGGCACTCTCTGGGCAAAGACCTAATGGTTTAACATATTTGTGCCCTGTGTACAGTTCAAATTCTACACCAATATTATCTTCTTGTAGGCTACGCCAATCTGCTGTAATAGTCCACATAGTTTCTTGGCCTAAAAATCCTAATCTACAATAGTCATCTACATTGTATACGCCGTTAGGATTTACAGTACCATAGTCTGTTGCTGTAAGGTCAGCCAAACTCCAATTCTGCTTAACTACTTTACGAGTACGATCTGCCTGGTCATACCAAGGATCCATAGCCATCCATAAACTAAGTAAGTGTGGAACCAGATCACGACTAACTCCACCAAATGCTAATTCTTTGTTAGTGAACCAACTACCAGGATTAGGCACACGATCACGATTAATCCAGTTTAAGTTTACAATAACACTGGCATTGGCCAAATCCTTAAACTCTTGAATGTCATCTCTATATTGGTTATTCTTAACCATCATTATTCTAGTATCAGGATGTGCTTCAACCAACAAGTCCCAAGCACTGGCAGTGGCTAATCCAGGCTTTTCAATAAAGAGAATACGTGCCTTATCCACTACTTCTAATGCTATAGTACCGTGTGTATAGTTTGGAGTACAAATATGTACAGTATCAAACTTATCTACCTGTTCTAATGCTTGTGGAAGTAGTGTATAGTCAGCCAACCTTTTAGGGTCCTGATCCACAGTGACAACATCGTGACCTAATTCTTGCAGGACATCCTTATATAGTTGTCCTATACCCATACCAATAACTAGACTAGTTTTGTTCATTTTTGCTTAATTCGTATTTTTTAAACATTCGTGTTACAGGTTCCATTTCTTTGGCAAACTCTTCAGGTATTCTTTCACATATCAAGTCCAAGTGATAATCGCTTGGAAAATGCCTAAGCAAACTAAGAGCCTCCTTTCTAACTGCTCGTGGAACTCTAGGACTCAACCTAGGGCTACATAATTGAACAAGAAAATATTTGGTTGCCATTAGGCTACGATATCTTTCATCAGGCAGTGTCATCTTCAGTTTCCAATTCAAGTTCTTCTAAACGATTAATTTGATCATCAGTGAATTCACCATCAACAATTTCTTCAGATGCAGTTTCATTGAATACAATAAATTTTTTAAATTTAGTTTTTGAAGTATAAGCATTTACACTACTTACACCTCTAGTTCCTATGATTTTATTTAGATGAACTTCGTGATCTTCAATTAAGGACAATGCTACATCTTTATTACTAGTTGAAAAAATAGCATTAACTATATTTTTAAAGTAAACATATTCAGTTTCGTCATGTACTAACATATTAGGACAAGCACCAAGGTCGTACTGACGATTAGCTTCTTGTACAGCATTAATATGATGCCAAATATTATGACCCATCATAATACCGTAACTAAAACTATCCCAACTTGTTTTATTGCTTTTACCAAATTTATTAACATCACCTGGACCATATATACAAATATCATTAATTTTGATTTGATCCATAATTGGACTATTTTCGAATAAATTAAGTATTTTATCTTGTACAACTACGTCACGATATAATCTGTTGTCGTTTTTGTAATTTTTATTATCAGCACCTGCCTTCATTCTATAAGTCCACTTACGACGATCACCAGTTTCTGTTTGATAATAAATTTGTCCATTGGCAGTTGCTAGGAATGGACTTGCACAATCATAACTAATAGTAAAATTAGGATTATGATGTTTACGTACTGCTCTTTGTATATCAGTTAGTAGTACAGCCCATTCTAGTTTACTAGTTCCTAAAAAGTGCATCCAATCATGAACACCAGTTTCTAATAAATTATCAAATCTTAGTTCTACCAGTCTACGTAAAACAAGGTGTATATCACACATATTTTGCCCACCCATAGCCCAACCATTAAAATGGCTATCTGGATATATTTTTGGGTCACAATATTTTTTCATTTGATCATACCAAAGATCAGCCTCGTCATGATCTTCACCTTGTAATACGTTAAGGAACTTACAATTACCGTTACGATTACGAATAAAATATTCGTTGTTTATATGTGTTCCTGTCACTGCATCATTAAAGTTTTCAATTTTAGTTTTTAAAACAGCCTCTTCATAATGACCTATCCAACTAGGAATATCTAATATCATTCCATAGTCCATCAGTGTGTCCATCCATTCTAAGACCTGCCTACGTTTTTTACTAGCCTTAGGACAGTTAGGGTCTTTCCAGTTACCCTCCCAGCGACCCTTACCAATTTGGAATCCGCCACTATCACCAAGCACCCAACTATTTGATCTATTACGATTCCTAAACATATCTTCACGCCAACTGACTTTACTTAGATCAAGATTAGCATGTCCAGCACTATATAAACACCATTGATAGTAAAACTGACCTTTTATTGGATCAAGAAAGTTTAAACTTTCCATGCCGTTAGTAAAACTAGGTGGAATCCTTGCAGGATCTACATAGTTCATATAACGCTGTTTACCTATAAATGTAGCATAAAAGGTACTGGTTGCTGGTAAAAACTTAGCATAGTCTAGTTGGGTACTGGTTAGATCTTGATTCATTATTTGGTAATAGCAGGAATAATATAGTCGTAAGTGGCCAATCCACTGTCTACTGTGATCATCATTAGTCCTTCATCACTAATTTTCATAGTCATATCACCGTCTAGGCTTAGAATATTGATTACTTCAGTTAAAGGCCAAATAAAGGTATTTTTAAGTTTTTCTTCAATACCAGATTGGAATATAAAACTTCCTACATGAGTGCTACTAATACCACCAAAACTTACAATTAAGTTTTGATTTTCAAGTTTAGATTTAAACATATCTTCTTCACTATGTACTTGTGCTTGTAATTTAAGCCTTTGTACACTAGTGATACTGGGTGTGAATTCTATATTCCAGGTTGGAAAATTGACTTGAAAGGTTCCTAATCTAGCATTAACAACTTCAGTGGCCATTAGTTTATAACTATTGTTAAAATCTTTATCTTCATTTTCAAAAAAGATACTATTAGGAGTAGGTTTCCCATTTTTATTTGTATAAACAATTTCAATATGAGGATTTTCTTTATACTCTGGATTTCTTAAAATATGATTAAGAGTAGTTAGATTTGGCAAGCCAAAGACACCTTCTAGTTCCTTAATAGGATTGTGTGTAGTGGCCTTGACTACTAACTTTTCTTGATCTGCAATACTTTCAATAACAGTTTCTTTTTTTGTTCCCTGAATTTTGGCAAAAGGAAAGCCTAAACTTGTAGTATGTGCTACAATATCAATTAATATATCTTTAATCATTATTTTCTCCTAGTTGAATTATATTTAGAATCAGTAAATTTGTCAAGAACTAAATGTAAAAAACTTGCGGAATGTACTCGTTTCTTTAGTTTCATTAAGTTTCCATTTTAGCACACCAATCAAATTCTCTAATTTATTATCTATGATCGTATTTTCCATTGCTTCATGATCGAATGGTAATTCTTTAAACCATTGCGGTAATCTTAGTTCGTCTACAGGATAAGCAACACTGGTATAGTCTAAAGGATTGGCTTTTACTTTACATACAACTACCTTAGCACCGTCTGTTATACTCATACTGTATTTGTCATCATGCATACGTTTAAGTGTATTCCAATTGATTGCTGCTCTAACATGGCCTGGCAAATTAGCTTTACCTTGTTTACGTTCTTTTTCTGCATATTCTGTAATATTATTAGCACGACGAGGACTACCTTTCTCCCAACCAGGTCTATGTTTAAATTCTAGTCTAAAATTTCCAATAAAATCTAATACAGTTTTTTCGTCACTACCAGTTAATACCATTTCCAATATTTCACTTAAAAAGTCCTGTATAAATTCTGGAGTATCACTGCGTTTTAGATCCAAGCCCATGGCTTTAATTTTGCCAGGTTTTCCATCTATATCCTGTCTTTTACCTTCTTTGTCATAGTATAATACAGCATAACGCTTTTTGGTAATGAATAACCCTTTGCTGGCTACAAGTTCTCTACCTGCTTTGATCACAGAGCCTCTTGATTTAGGACAATGGAAAGCATCTAGCATGAAGTTAGGGAATGATTTATTAACTTCTTCGGCCACACCATCATATAGTTGTATGATAGTTTCCTTGTTCCATGGTATGTGACCTTTTTCAATATCCTTTTGTAGTGTTTTAAAGGCACTAAAATATGCACTATCAGTGTCACCATAAATTATGCTACGACCAACATGATCATAATCACCTGTGATTACTTCGTTTATCTTAGCAGCCATGTGCTTGGTAATTTGCCTACCACTAAGGGTAGTACTTTGACCAATGCGTCTATCAAAAAACCTACAGCCAGGATTAAGAATAGCACCATAAAGACTGTTGAGGTTAATTTTCTTAACCAACTGTCGTTTATCCCAGTATTCTTCTTCAATTTTATTTCCAGCATTGATAGCATCCTTTAATTTATCCTGCATTTCTTTACGTTCTTTATACCAACGTTCTAATAATCCTGGGATTACACCTTCTTTTTTATAAGTAAATATTGTTCCATTAGCACTCAGCATCCATGATTGATTGCTTTCGAAGATCAGTTTGTATGCTTCAGCAGCACTGACAATATCATGTCCACCTTCTTCCCAGTCTATAGTTATTTCAGTGCCAATCTCCTTGTTCATTACTGCGTCATACTCCAAACTACCAAAACGTCCTTCCCAACTACCAGCAAAACTTTTGCCCTTGGCCATTTGTTCCTGCATACATGAATCAGTCATTGTTTGACGTAATTGGCCAACAATAGTTTCTGGACCCATATTCAATGCACGAATAGTTGATGGATATAGACTGTTAATATCCACACTGCCTATCCAATCATGTATACCCTCTTTGGGATGAGCAACATAAGCACCTGCGGCACTACCATCATCACGTTCAGCCATCTTAGTACGATTAGGTACTACGAACCCTCTACGATGTGCCTCATTGATAATGGCCTGTTCTGTGACTGCCACAGCACCCATAGTAGTTTGTAGCAGTACAGTATTTTCATGTGCCAGTGTATTGGCTAGATCAATAAATCTTAATTTACGATCTAGTTTATCTAACAATGCCACGTCCTGTCTATTATATTCAATGAATGTGGCAAAGTCATTGTTGTATAGTTGGTCTAGTGTGCCTTCGTATACTGTTTTGCGTTCACCGATTTCCATTTCTCCGATGGCATCCAGCCTGTAGGTGTGTCTTTCTTCATAGGTGTACCTACGGTATAGTTCGAGGCTGTCGAGGTGTACTCGTCCCACCAAGTCATAGGTCGTGGCTCACTGTTCCAACCTGTAATAACATCAGCATCTTCAATCAAATGTAAGAAAGTGTCCAGCATTTCTGCTTCACTTTCAAATAACATAGTGTTAGGAAATTTTTCTACTAGTTCTTCTGCTTCACTTAGACTCAATGTTTTAGGAGGAACTGCTAATGTGACCAATGTGTCTAGCCATTGTAAATGTACACTGATAGCAGTGATTGGCATAAAAGCATCATCTGGTGATGCATATCCACGTTCTGGATCAAAGTCTACTTCAATGTCAAAAAATGCTACATTGAGTTTTGGTGCATCCGTATTGAGATATTGTTCACTTAGACAAACAAAGATTTGATTAATATCTGCTTCATATATACGTTTATTTGAGTTTATTTTAAGTTCTTTATGAAAATCCTTTTGTGTTTTACAAACAACACGATTTACAGGTGTACCATATATACTAGTATATTTTCCTTTGGGATCCTCATAGTAAAAAATATACTTGGCAGGATATTCTATAAAGTGGCGTTGACCCTTGCGGTCACGCTCCACAACCTTGACAATATCATTGTCTCGGTCGAAATAAGCATCGACATACATAATAATCTCCTATGTGATTTTGGGCTCACAAATACCAAACTTGCGACTTATGGCTCGCCAACCTTACCAATATACTTTAATTATGCCTATAACATAGATTAAAGTAATAATCACCTGCATGGCTACCAAACTCCATTTGCGCCATATCCAACCTAATATTACCCATCCTAAGTTTCCAAAAAATAATACCCAAAGATTTAAGGGAAAAATATTGAAACTGGTTAATGCTACACCTGCTAGTAATACTATTGAACATAGCCATTCAAATACAGTAAGCATCAGATTTTTTTGGTAATATCTAGAATTGCTTCTACCTCTTTCCAATCATTATCGTAATTGCTCCAATCACCCTTATGAGCGATTTTGATAGCACGATTAATAATGCTGGTCTTTATATTTAGTTCCTCTGCCACTGCTTTCACAGTTTCTTTAAGACCTTCTTGAAGATCTTCAATTTCACGTAATACAGTACTGCCTTCGTTAATCAACTTCTCCAATTTAGCCTTTTCTTCTGGGCCATACATTCTTTGACTCATTGACAACTCCTTTGACCTTATGTATAATACACATATTGTTAACTTAAGTCAAGTAGATTATGAAAAAACTTGCCCTTATTAGTTTATTCATTGCTAAAAGCGTATTGGCCAATGATTGGGATGATCCCTATAAACCATTTAATGCTAGGAAGAATGAACATAAAACTGTGAGTATAACTTGGCTCGTTGTTGATGATGTAAGACAATCTTGCCATAAAGAACATAATCGACATGGATTTGCTGCTATGAAAGTATATCCTGATGTTGATGCTTGTTCATTTTGGGAAGGTAACAAATGTACCATTATCACAAAAAAGAACCCCACAATGCATGATGTGGGGCACGAAGTACGACATTGTTTCCAAGGAAATTGGCATTAAGGTTGTGGAATTTCTCCACGCAATTTTTGATGTCTAAGTAATAATGCATCAACCTGAGGTGATTTACCCATATATGCACCAAGTTCATTAGCCAATAAGGCTAGTTCTTGTTCTTCTTGTGGACTTAATTTTCCACCACCTGCTGCTGGTGCTGCTGGTTTAGTGGCTGTACCTGGTGTTGGTGCTGCTGGTTTAGTGGCTGTACCTGGTGTTGGTGCTGCTGGTGTCTCACCTGGTTTATTAAAATGGTCATAAGCCTTTTTGCCAGCATAAGCTAAACCACCTGCTGCTAAGGCTGCTAATGCACTTTTACCTGGGTTTTTAGCAATCCACCCACCGGCTTTTTTGGCCATGTCTAAGCCTTTACCACCCATTGTTTTAATTTTATCCCACATACCTGGATTTGCCGCTGCACCTGCTGCTTGTTGTGCTGGTGCCGCTGCTTGTGCTGCTTGTGCTGCTTGTTGTGCTTGTACTCCTGCTGTAGTAGCAGTATTAACTCTATTACCTGCTGCCATAGATGCTTTCATATTTTTTGCTACTTGGGCTGCTTGAGCTGCGGCATCCTGTCTTTGTAATGCTTGAAGAACAGCAGGGTTTTGTTCGACTAATGAATTTTCAAACATTTGTACAATAATATCTTGTTCTCTGTTTGGTAAACGATCAAACCCTTCTAATATGGCAGCAAGTTCTGCAATATCTTTTTCTAGTTGATTTTTAGCAGCCCTATAGCCCATAGTACTGGCCATAGATTCGAATACGTTTGATAATCCTTCATCTAATCTAACTGCCTGCATGAGTAGAGGATTCTCATCTATACATTCTAATTTTTCCATTAGATTTTTCATTTGTTCTTGTTGACTCATTTTTCTTTCCTTGAGACTTTCTGCCATGCCAAATTGTTTCATAGCAGCCTGTGTTTGTGGGCCCATTTTTCCATCTAGACTAATTTTAGCACCTTTGGCTATAAGTTGTTGCTGTAGGGCATATGTTTTAGGATCAGCACCTGGTGGTAGTTGTTGTGCTGGTTGTTGTGCTGGTTGTTGTGCTGGTTGTTCAGCACCAGGACCAAATCCATCTTTAGCACCTTTACCTGAGGCAGCAGCCAATTCATCAGTGTCAGGCATAAAACTTCCAGTCTTATATTTGTCCAATCCCATCTGTGCGGCAGTAAGTCCTAAACTGGCTGCGGTGCCTATACCAGGAACTAATCCTGCTAATCCTGCTCCTGCACTGAGAGCAGCACCACCCCAATCTCCTGCACTGGCTCTACGAACAGCATCAGCACCGCTGGCTACTAGCCCTAGTCCAGGAATAAACTTAGCAAATTTGCCACCAATGTTAGCAGCTGGTGCCAATTTACTCGCTACTTTGGCAGCACCCATAGCACCTAACTGACCAAGACCTGCCGTAGTTCTTACAGTATCAGCAGCACCGGCTACTTGCCCAGCAGTGACTTCATTCATCTTCATATCTTGATGCCTTTGATCAAGGCCAATGTAGCATCATCATAACTACGACTTTCTGCTGCTGGTGCTGCTCCTATGTTTGATTTAGCCTGTGCGTCATAAGCAGGACTCTGTGCGCCCATTGATGCACTTGGTACAATAGGTTGTGGTCCAGCAGTTTTAGCAGGTTTAGTTGCTGTACCTTTATTAGGTTTCACAGCAGGTGCTTTACCAGCCTGCTCTAATTTAGCCAATAGTTCTTCAAAGCGTTTTAATTTTTCTGGTGGGATAGTTGGTAGTTCAGGTTCTGCTGGTGCTGCTGGTGCTACTGGTGCTGCTGGTCCACCGCCCATTTCTGAATCATCTGGCATACTAAAACTTGTTTGTGGATCAGTACCAAATTCACCTGCACCAGTTGACGGATCAAATCCTGGATTATTCCTTATGGTATCTGCTGGAATTTCCACTCCAGTACGTATAGGAGCACCACCTTGTGCCGCTGGTTCCGCAGGTGCTGCCGCTTGACCACCACCTAAACTTTGTACATTGCCACCGCTACCAGCTTGTACGGGCTGTCCTGAACTGTCTACAGCGGGTGTCATAGCAGGATTTTGTCCCATCCATACACCATCTCTTTCCTGATTCCATCCATCAGGAGGCAGTTCACCGCTAGCTTGTCTTGCTTTATAATCTGCTGCATTTTGTCTAAAAAAATTCCCTATTTTATCTGAAAATTCATTTACAGGTCGAATATCGTCATAAACACCAAATTCTTTCATTAATGCTCTAGCAATACTGCCTTCCTTAGTTGGTTTATCTGTTGATCTAGCAGGCTTAAATCCTGGTTGCGCTTTTTTAGCAGACTTTTCAGCATCATCTGCTGCCTTGTACATGCCTTTTTCTTTGAACTGATCAATATGTTTTTGCCAGTTTTTGATCTTTTCGGCATCAGTACCACCTTTATATTCAACTACTGGTGCTGCTGACTCAGCGATATATTTTTTACCTTTTTCAATAGCATCCATTTGTGCTAGGAGATTTTTCATACTCATAGTTTAGTCCTTATCGCTACCGTCTGCTTTTTTATGACTCTTGTAGCCTTTGTTTTTCATATGCCAAGCCAATGCCCAAGGATTCTTTTCCTTGCCATCTTTGGTCTTACCCTTGGTAAGTTCAGGGTGTTTTTTCATTGCCTTCACTGTGCCCTTAAAACCAGGTGGGCTTTTTTCCTGTAAACCTTTTTGTTGTGCTGCCATTATATCACGTTTAACATTTGCCATTGCCACTCTTTGCGCTGCTAGATGATTAGCGGGGTCATTGGGATTGACCAAATATTGTTTATAATATTTTTGATAGTTAGGATGCTTTACAATTTGATCACCAGTAATACCACTCAATGTGCCTGGCATTGTTTGTTGTTCCATCTTCACACATTTATCCACCGTACGACGACCTTTCTTCTTTGTGCCCATACGCTTGTAGCCTTTCCAGCAGGCCTTACCATCTACACCTTTTTGCTTTTCTTCAATCATACGCACGATGTTTTTTAGTTCTGGATAACTTACTGTTTCTAATGTATCTTTTTTAACACCACTTACTGATTCTAAAATATAGTTGATGTATAAGTTTTTTAGATTACTCTTAGCACCGCTGCTCA